GTCGGGATTAAAAAAACAACTACAGAGTAAAAAATTAATGTTTGCAATGATACTATTTTTAGCATCTATAGTATTTGTAGCAACAGGCCAAGCTGACTTTGGCCAGTGGGCAGAGTTTGTAAAATGGGTATTTGGAATATATGCTGCAGGTAATGTGGGAGAACATGTTTCAAATAAAGGTATAAATATTCCAGGCGTAGGGTCTGAAGAAGAATTGGTATAATATGATTTGGGATGATAAAAAATGGCGCAGACAGCAGTATGATTTGCAAGAAGCTGAGCAACAACAGCAAGCGCAGGGTGATGAGAAGTTAACTCAAATGGTTGTTTCTATGACTGATTATGTAATGAATATGCAAACTACCTTAGGCACACTACCTAACTATCTTCCTATATTAATGAAACCTAATGACCCAGCAAAATCACCAGAGCAAAACAATATTGATAGAGATACAATTATTGCTTCAATGAAATCGTTAGATGATAACCAAAAATTGTTAACTCAAACTTATTCATATTTTAACAAATATATTAAACAGAAATATAAATTTAATCCAGGTTCAATGGAAAGCAAACCTGGAGAACGCATAAAGGGTAAATAGGTGAAGAAATTTATGAAATATGTTAAGATTGTAATAGGAGCTATAGTATCTATTTTAGGTATTTTGTTAGCTGCAAAAGCAATGGGTAATCGACGAAAGGTAAATCCAAAGATTGCAAAAAATGATGCTAAGGTAAAACAGCTAGAAACTCAAATCCATGAAGTAAAAGCTGAAAAAGAAAAATTAAATAATGAACTAATCAACCTAACAAAAACTGCAGATGGTAGAAGTAAGCAAGTTAAGGCTGCAAAAAAGAACGTTAAAAAGAACGATCAAACAATAGCAGATTTAGAAGCAGCTCTAACGGAAGCAGAGAAAAACTTATGAAAACAAGACTACAAGATTTAATCGACAAAAAAACACTTAAACAAATAAACGAAAGTGTTCTTGGAGATCTTCCAAGTAAAAAACTTATGAAAATGAAATGGAATCCAGTAACTGATAAAAAATCAGTTAAAGAAGCTAATCCAGATGGAACAATATCTAATGACGAACCTAAAAAACGTGCAGATATGTTAAAGAAGTTTGAAAGCGAGCTAAATAAAGTGGTCAACAAGTACATAAAACAAGCAGATAAAATAGGTGGACCATTTAGAAAAGATGGGATTAAAGCCGAGATGTCCAAGATTATGAAAAGATGGGGATCAACGCCCGGGACATTTAAGTATCAATAGATAAATAAAAAGGTTACACATGAAAAAATTAGTTACAATTATATTATTACTTATTACTTTTAACTGCTTTTCGCAGAATAAAGATTATAAGAAAGCCTACGAAATTTCAAAACAACTTAATACAGAATATAAATTAAAAATTACTTCACAAGATTCTGTAATTACAAAACAAGACTTATATATTTCAGATTTGAATAGTATTATTTTTGTTAATAAAAAAATAACAGCTAATGATTCACTTCAAATATCATTATTAGTACAACAAAAATCATTTCTAAATGAAAATATAAATCTTTACAGAAAAGAATTAGATAAAAGAAATAAATTCTGGAACTCACCTGCTGGAGGAGTTGTTTTAGGTATGATAGGTACAATAGCAATAATACATATTATAGATTATAGTTTACCGCAATAAGTTGGAAATATAATATATTTTCCGTATATTTATATATAGGTGAACTATATATGGCAAAAAAATCATTAAAAGACGTAATCAAATTAGAATACACGAAATGTGCATCAGACCCTGTGCATTTCATGAAAAAGTATTGTTATATTCAACACCCACAACAAGGTAAAATTAAATTTAATTTATATCCATTTCAAGAAAGATCATTAACAGAATTTAGAAATAATGAGTATAATGTAATATTAAAATCACGTCAGTTAGGTATTTCAACACTAACTGCAGGGTATTCTTTATGGACGATGTTATTCCATAATGATAAAAATATCCTTGTGATTGCAACAAAGCAAGAAGTTGCGAAAAACCTTGTAACAAAAGTTAGAGTAATGCACGATAATTTACCTACATGGGTGAAAGGAAATTGTGTTGAAGATAATAAATTATCATTGAGATTTTCAAGTGGCTCTCAAATAAAAGCAGTATCTAGCTCAGGAGACGCTGGCCGTTCAGAAGCACTATCATTACTAATAATTGATGAAGCTGCATTTGTAGAACAAATTGACGAAATATGGGCATCAGCACAACAAACTCTTGCAACTGGAGGAGAAGCAATAGTTTTATCAACACCAAACGGAACAGGAAATTTCTTTCATAAAACATGGGTAGGAGCAGAAGCAGGAACTAATGGATTTAATCCAATAAAATTACACTGGACAATGCACCCAGATCGTGAACAGGATTGGCGAGATAAACAAGACCAATTACTCGGTGAAAAAATGGCAGCACAAGAATGTGATTGCGACTTTATTACATCAGGGTACACACTTGTGGATGGTCCAATATTACAGTGGTATTTAGAAAATCAAGTACAAGAACCTATTGAAAAAAGAGGATTCGATGGAAATTACTGGTTATGGGAATATCCTGATTATTCTAAAGATTATATGATTGCATCTGATGTTGCTCGAGGAGATTCTTCAGATTACTCAACATTCCACGTTATTGACGTAGAATCATTAACCCAAGTAGCTGAATATAAAGGACAGTTGCCAACAAAAGATTTTGGAAATATGTTGGTAAATGCTGCAACAGAATGGAATAATGCACTGTTAGTTATTGAAAATGCCAACGTAGGCTGGGCAGCAATACAACCAGCAATAGACAGAGACTATCCAAATTTATTTTATTCTTCAGCAGACCTATCAGTAGTAGATACAAAAATACAATTAAAAAAGCGTTATGACTTAAAGACTAAAGAAAAGATGGTTCCTGGATTTACGACTACTTCGAAGACGAGACCACTAATTATATCAAAGCTAGATACCTATTTTAGAGAGAAGGCATGTATTGTTCGTTCAAAAAGATTAATTGACGAATTATTTGTTTTCGTTTGGAAAGGAAGTAAAGCTCAAGCCCAAACAGGATATAATGATGATCTTGTAATGGCTTATAGTATAGGGATGTGGGTAAGGGATACAGCATTAATGTTAAGACAAAAAGGTATGGATTTAACAAAGAGCGCATTAGATAATATTAAAGTAAATCGAGGACCTGGTGTTTATACAAATAATACACCAGACAACAATCCTTGGGTACAAAAAGGTCCACGTGGAGATGAAGATCTTACGTGGTTAATAAAATAAAGGTTATAAAAGAGGAAAAATATTATGGCAGATAAATCAATATTTTCAAGATTAAAAAAATTATTTTCAAGCAACGTTGTTGTTAGAAATGTTGGTGGCAAAAGATTAAAAGTACGAGATACATCTAGACTACAGTCAGTTGGTAATACAGTTACTATGGGTGTTGATAGATTTTCTAAACTAAGAAAAACAAATATCAATTTTGGGTACGGAACACCATCACAACAAAATTTTCAGTATCAAAAAAATGAATTATATACTGATTACGAAACAATGGATACAGATGCAATTATATCTTCAGCATTAGATATATACGCAGATGAATCAACAATGAAAAATGAATTTGATCAGGTATTAACTATACAATGTCAAAATGAAAATGTACAAAAAATATTACATAATTTATTTTATGATATTTGTAATGTAGAATTTAATCTATGGCCGTGGATTAGAAATATGTGTAAGTATGGAGATGCATTCTTAAAATTAGATATTGCAGAAGGATACGGTATTGTTAATGTAGTTCCACTATCATCGTATGAAATGACTCGAGAAGAAGGTGAGGATCAAAATGATCCATATAAAGTAACTTTCAAACAGGATGGTGGAATGGCTCAAATGGATTACCAAAATTTTGAAATAGCTCACTTTAGATTATTAAGTGATGCAAATTTCTTACCTTATGGTAAATCAATGGTAGAGC